CTCCATACTTATTTACAAACGTTACTTTGTATGGTGTGTATTTAGGTTCACATACATTATTTACTGTGATTGTTTTTAATAAAGTAGAATCATCCGTATCATAAATCTGAATAGTATTGCTATCGGAAGGAATATCCACATATTGTATCTTTTGATTAGTATTGCCGTTATCTGTAATTTGAGTATCTACCGTGTCAATCGTAACCTTTCCAACTCCCTCTGCAAATATTGGCAGCTTTCCTGCAGTTCCTTCGGGTAGATAAATAGTATTAGGAGTAAATAAAGCGTGTCTTTGCAATTCGGGGTTTATCTCATCCTCAAAATACCCATATCCGTTTGTAGCAATATAGGTGTTACTTACAGGAGAGCCATAGGTATAAACTTGGTCGTTTTCGTCTAATATAGTTGCGACAGTAGTAATCCAAAGAACTCTTGATAAATAGTCATCGTTAAAAGTTAAATCTAAATAATCCCTTACAAGTTCTGCTATCTCAAATACTACATTGGTGTCTCCACTTAATATTTCTTTTTGTATTTGATATTTAAGGTCTGTATCAGCATAGCTTCCTGCCGTACCCTCATAAATATATATCTGTAAATCTACTGTCTTTATTGCCATCTCTAAATATTATCTATTCTTGTAACAGTTCCATTTACCCAATCTACATACCAAATCTCTGTAATAAATCCATTGTTTAATACTCTTAAAAACCAATCAAATTCATTGGAAGCAGGGGTTTGTGCAAAGTATTCTTTTGATTTAGTTACTCTTGTGTATTCATAAACGAGAGTAGTACTATAACTCTTTCTTGTATGTATTCTTGGAGTTAAGGGAGTATGTAAATAACAAAAGGTAGTGTTAATGTTATTTTCCATAGTTGCACTTTCTAAACTTGCCTCTCCGTTGGCAATACCTCCAATAACTGTTGTTGAATTTTTACCGTAAGCCAAATAAGTACCTTCTACACTTATGTAGGGTTGTGACCAATAGGCATAGTCTTTAGTAGGAAAAGCAGCTTGTACTTGTGCAATAGTCATATATCTTTCCCAAGTACTTGTGTACCACCATTTTTCTATACCACAAGTTAAAGAAGTTGCAGGTTGTGTCATAGTAACAGGACAAGTAATATCAGTACCGCTATTGTCATATCCACTTGAAGGAGCAGCTATCGTATAAGTAACGGTTCTACTTGTATTAGTAAACACTTGAGGAAATGATATTGGACTAAACCCTGTAATAGTTCCCTCGTTTGCAGTTCCTACTGATATGATTCCTGTACTCGTTATTGCTTGTCCTGTAAGTCCTGCCGTATCACAATCAAATTGAGGTAGAGTACTACTAACTTGTTGATACACTTTAGAACATTCTACAGTCGCTCCTGTATTTGAATATCCATTAGGTACTGTAATATCAAAATATAAAGTCCACTCTATAAAAGACCCTGTATTATTCGCGGGAACACTTGTAATGGGTGTACCTCCACTTGACGTTTTTATATCTCCCACCACACCATTAGCAGTAGGTTTTAAAATACTACCATCTTGATTTACTATTCCTCCTGTTAAATAAGAATCATCACAAGTATAAGCGGTTGTCGCAGTAGTTGTTATTTGAATAGATTGTGTAGCATTACAAGTTAAAGGGTCTCCATCGTTAGCTTCAACGTATAGGTTTTTAACCCCTGCTTTATTTTTAGATACTATCGTTAAATCACTACCATCTATTGTGTAGTCAAAATAGTCGGGATAGTTATTTGTGATTGTATAGTACGATATTGGGTCTACTCCTGCAGTAAAGTAAGAAGAAACGTCAATAGTAACTGTATCTCCTCCTGTATCTAATGCTTGGTTAGGAATACTTCCGCTTGTTGTTACTCCTCCTGTACAAACAAAAGTAGGTTGTGTAGCCGTAGCAGTACAATCTATTGTGTCATCTAAAGCATTTGTAAATTCAGGAGGAATACTAATAGTAAATGTAACCGTTCTTGATGTATCACTTCCTACGGTAGCAAATCTACCATCAGAGAAATCTCCATCAGAAGAAGTATATGACAATATTGTTCCGTATTTAGGTGTTGGTTTTGTAACGTTACCAAATTGGTCTACGGAAAATCCTTGTAGGTCTATTAGCGCACAAGTTAATTCTACACTTGGAGGTGTAGGTTCTCCATAACTTGCATAAAACGGACTTCTTACGTTTATCTTTGTACTCATCTTAATCTATCTTCTTTTAGTGTGTATGCCAAGAAATCTTCTACGTCTAAACCAAACTTCTCTACAAGTTCGTCAGGTAGTTTCTTAAATGCTTGTTCAAATGGTTTAGTAAAGAATAAACTTGGTTTAATTCCTTTTCTGTATATGCTTCTTGCTATCAAATATCCTATAGTGTTATAATTGCCCTTTGTGAATCTTCCTTGTTCGTCTCTTAATCTTATATTTCGTGTCTTTGCCCAATCTGATAACTTCTTTACAGGCGGCATCTTTGTAGTATAAGAATAAGGTGTGTTGTACTTCTTCTCTGTACCGCTTACCCCTTTATCCTGATACAATCCGTATTCCTCCATCTCAAACTCCAAGAGGATAGAATTAGGCATCTCCTTTACCTTACCCTTTAAACTATTATAAAGTTCCTTAGAAACGTTCTTACGACTTTTTGTAAGCCTTGTGCGTGCCTGTTGTATAACAAAGTTCTTAAAGGATTCTAAAGCCTCCTGTGTTTTGGTTAGTCGCATATTGTCATATCGTTTTGTACTACTACATCAAATGTAGCTGCCCATCCTGCTAACTTGTTTTCAAATCTATCTACAAATGGCTCACAAGTAACATCTCCCTGTACTTGATAAAGGTCTGTATATAAATCCCCTCTTTGTAGGATGTTTATTACTCTTGTCTGTAAAGCTAATTGAGTGTTTAACACATCCTGCTCGTTGTCGTTTCCTACGAATATATCAGTAACCTCATCTTTGCTTATGTCTACAATGTCCATAGAAAGAATACTAATATTAAACGTTAGCGTTTTAGTTCCTACAGTAGTGTTGTTTACTGTGATATGAGACAAAGGAAAGATTGTTTGTTTGTTGAGGTCTACATCATCAATAGAACCAAATGTAACCGTATTTACAAATGGCTCTGCTAATAGCGTGTCTTTTAGTTTGTCTGTTACGTTGTAAAACCCTTTCATCGTTTCTTAATCAGTTTCTTTTCTAATTCTATTTTATCTTTTTCAAAAGCCAAGTACATTAAGCACTCGTGTACATTGAGTTTGGTAACCTCATCAAACTTGGTAACATCTCCTTTAGCAATTCCATAGACCGATTGATACCAACCCCACTTGCTTCCAAACGTTCCCTCTGTTGAGTAGTTAGCTTCTGTGTTTCCTTCTGTAAATAGTTCAGGATAGTTTGTATTAACTCGTTGTTTAAATTCCAAAAAAAAACCATAGCAGCAAACACTACATCTAAAGGCATATACTTTAATCTGTCATTCATTCCACTATATGGCTCTATATTGTATTTGTGTCCTTTCTTATAGTTGATTGGTCTGTATAGTACACTCATTGCTTTGTGCATTGTCTCCCAATCTCCCAAGTTCTCATCAAGGTCTATATACTCCCCTAATGTCATATCGTCTAATACAGGTATAAAACCGTATTCTACACCTCCTAATTCAAAGGTAGGAATCAATGTATGTTTAGTGTCGAATATCTTATTTAAGTGTACTGCTATCTCCTGTACAGATTTGTATTTAATCTCTGCTACATCTTTCAAGTCAAGATTACAAAATATCTCTACCATTTTTTGAAGCAGGAATGTAGAACCTTGATTGTCCTTTGTGTTCAGCTTCTCAAATCTTTGATACTGTCCTAAAGTAATCTCGTTAAGTGAATCAGGTACGTTTATTTCAACTTTCATATAATTACAATAAATAAGTCATTAATATGTATAAAAAGGAAAAGGTAGCACAAAGCCACCTAATCCCCAATTTAACCAAATGAAAAAATATTAACTATTTAATATGAATCTTTTATATGCGTATTCGTAAGCAGTCTCTATTGCATCTACTAACTCTTTACTGTTCTGTGCATAGGTTATCTTTTGACTTCCTATATTTCTTTGACCTTTGTAGTCAATGTAAAGTGTTACATCAGAACCTTTATAACCACCTCGCTTTGTAGGTTTCTGTACAACGTAAATATCCTCGTACCAACACGCTTGTTTCATCTTATGATATTCCAAGAATCTTATCTGTTATTTCGTTTGCCCATAGCATAAAGTATAAAAATCCATACATTGATGCTAATCCAAATAATCCAAAGAGTAAAGAGTAGCCTATGAACTTAATTGTGTTCTTGCGGTTCTCTTTCTTTGTTAAATTACTAATTAATACTTCTGTAAAATCTTCCATAATTATTGATTTAATTAAACTTTGTTTATACGAATATATAAACTTTTTTTAAACAATCCTAATTAATAGATAAAATATTCCCCTTTATTAGGATTCTCTAATTGGTCAGTAAGAACATATCGTGCTGCATCTATACAGTCAGGATGTTCTCCTGTAGGTTTTTGTAGTGTGTTACCTTCTTTATCTTTTGCCCATACATATCCTTGTAGTTCTCTTTTTAAGTTCTTGCTTCTTGCAGTAACGTATATCTCGTTTTGATTGATGAGGTTAATACCATACACTATACTATCTCTGCCTTTGCTTACTCCATATACAGAGTGTCCATATCCTTGTAACTCCGCTATAGATTTCGGTTCTGCTGAATCAGCAACAATGTTTTCTTTTATGTCCTGTTGTTGTAGGAAGCGACTTATATCTCTATTTAACATTCCTTTCTTATAAAGAACCTCATCAAAGATATAAGCATCATTCCATTTATATAATGCAATCAAGGTAGTAGGGTCTACTGAATAACCAAAGTCCATACCATAAGCCATTAGCCTTGCATCTTCAGGAAGTCTATCTATTTCTTTCCAATCAGGAATACATACACCTTCTAAACTACCTGTTTCTCCTAATCCATATACTTTCCACCAATTTGCCCAATACGTAGAAGTCTTTGCTTTCTCTTTAGCTTTCTCTATTTCTTTTACTATAGATTCAGGTAGTGCATTATTATCTTTGTAAGTAAGTGTGATGTAATCGGTGTCCTGCTTTCCTACCAATTCTTTGTCTACCCAAAACAAATTAGATGGATTGTAGTCTAACCATATAGTTCCGCTTGTTCTTACTGCTAATTGTGTATAAGCATCAAAAGGAACGTTGTTACACTCGTTAATGTATAAGTCTGTTCGTCTTGCACCTCTTAACTTATCAGGTTGGTCTGTAGAAAAGAACTCTATATAGCTACCATTTGAAAAGGTGTATTTTAAGGTACTTTTATTGAACTGACTATCACTATACCTATTGAGACCCTTTAGAATCGATAAGAAGTCTTTTAAAGCACCTCTACGTAAGTGTGGAATAGATTCAGATACTACGCTTATTTCTTT